AGATTTCTCCTGAAGACGTGTACTATATTTGGCGTAAACGAAAATCAGAGTATGATAAAACAAACGACTATCAGCGCACACGTGGAAAAATAATTGAAGGCATAGGACGTTTAAGTTATGATTTGGCTATTGTAGTTTCTCAGTATGATAGTTATAAAAAATGGAAAGAAAAACAAAAAGTTGATAAAAAGATTATTGGTGAACTGATCGGGCAAGAAAAAATAGATTATGATAAGATATTTGTAAAACCAGATAGGGAAGATGATTATATTATTGATGATAATGAGGAGGAATGCAAAATAAATGAGTGATGGCATTTCTAATATTCCTAATGAAATGATGTTTGTAGGTGCTTTGTTTCGTAAACCTGATTTATATCTTGAGTATGAGAGATTTATTAAATCGAAGTATTATTTTACGGATGTTGTGTGTAAGTTTTTTTATGAAGAAGGATTTTTAATTTATAAGAATAGAACGCAAACATTTTCAGAAGTATCTATTCAATTATATATGAGCGAGGACAAAGATAGACTTGCAAAGTTCAGAGAATATGGTGGATATTCAACCATAGAAACTTGGATGGAATTGGCACAAGTCGAAGATATGCAGAATTATTTTAATGTTCTTCAGAAATTTGCCCTCATTCGAGAATATGAAAGAAAGGGTTTAAATACTGAGAGATTTAGAAAGAGTAGAAAATTTGAATCGCTTACTCCGAAGCAGTTATATTTTAATATTAAGAAAACAATAGATCAAATATTTACTGATATCTCTGGTGATCCAGATGTAGAAACATTAAATTCATCTGTTACAGAAATGATTAATCAATATCTTGACAAGCCAGCAATGGGAGAAATAACACCATTTTTTTCTTTTAATGATCTCTTTAGGGGCTTGAGAACGGGAACAGCAATGGGAATTGGTATGACTTCTAACTCTGGTAAAACTCGTTTTTTAACTAAATTGTTAGGATATCTTACATTAGTTAGAAAAGAAAAATGTATGGTTTTACTTAATGAAATGAGCGTTGAAGATATTCGATTAGCACTTTTAACAACTTGCATTAATAATCCAGAATTTGTTGAAATACATAAAATTGAACACCAAAAAGATGAGCGAGAATTAGCATTAGGTTTATATCGAGATAACAAGGGAGAAATTATATATCGAAAAAGAGACGATATTACCGGAGAATTTGTAGAAACCCATCAAGATTATATTAACAGATTAATGAAAACTTCTTTAGATTATAATAAGGTTAGAGCTGTTGCACAATGGATAGAGGAACAAATAGATAATAAGATTTTTGTTATTGATGTTTCTACTGGATATACAGATCAAGATTTAGATGCGTACATTCGTAAAGCCGTAACAACTAAATCAATTCGGTATTTCTTTTATGATACCTTAAAAAACGAATTAGGAACCATTGGAGAGTGGGCAGCATTAAAACAGACAACAACTAAACTGGCAGAATTGGCGAAAACTTTGCATGTGTTTATTCTTGCTTCATTGCAATTGACAGACGATGTTAATTATATTGAACCATTAGATTTGAATTCAATGAATATTGCCGCATCCAAAGGCTTAAAAACAGTATTAACAAGTCTAACTCTTTGGAAAGAAATTGACAAGAAAGACTATAAAAGATACTTTTATATTCCCACTGATAATGTTGGTTGGGGAAAACAAATAGAAACGGATTTACCGGAAAACGATGATTCTAATGAAAGACTTTACTGCTGTGTGGTGGATAAAAATAGAGCGGGAGCAAAGGCTAAAATAGTCTTTAGTGTTAATTTAAATACTAACGTGTGGACGGAGTTGGGTAGGATATTTAAAAAATAAAGTTATAAAGGATAATAATAAATGCCAAGTGGAGGTAAGAATTTCAAAGATTTAACAGGAATGCAATTTGGAAAATTAACAGTATTAAATTTTGTCGAAATGAAAAATAAAAAATCTTATTGGCTGTGTCAATGTAATTGTAAAGATAAAACAATTATAAAGGTTGTTGCGGCAAATTTAAAAAACGGTAATACCAAATCGTGTGGCTGTTCTCATATAAAAGACTTAATTGGAAAAACATTTAATAAATTAACCGTAATTGAGTTTGCATATTTAAAAAATCATTCATCTTATTGGTATTGTAAATGTAATTGCGAATCCAAAAAAATTGTAATTGTTAGAGGCGCACAATTAACAAATGGTGTAACTAAGTCTTGTGGATGTTTAGTAAAAGAAAATAATGCCAGAAGGTTAAATCCTGGCGAATCTGCATTTAATCAATTATATAGAAGCTATAGGTATCATGCTTTAAAAAGAGATTTATCTTTTGATTTGACTAAAATAGAATTTAAATATATAATAGATGGGAATTGTTTTTATTGTGGGTGCAAACCTTTACAAATTAGTAGTACAAAAAAAACTAACGGTACATATATTTATAACGGCATAGATAGAATCGATAACAATGAAGGATATAAATTATCAAATTGTGTATCATGTTGTAAAAATTGTAATATTGCGAAAAATAATTTATCGCAATTTGAATTCAAAAATTTAATAATAAATATTTACAATTACTGGATTATATTAGAAACACAAGGAGATAAATGAATGCTCAAGATATTAAAAAATGGTTATTCGATAATGATAAGATTTCAGAATTGTTGGAGAGCTTGGGTTGTCAACATATTAGATATCATTCTTCTGGTTATTTTACTTGCGGTAATCCACCTCCGGCAGACAATAAGCAAGCAATAACCGTATATGTTCCCAATTTAAATGTAGTAAATTATACTCGTGATTTACCGCAACCGTCTGATATATTTACGCTGATTGAATTTTATAAGAATATAAATTTTTTTCATTCTTTAAAATATACTTGCGAATTATTTGGTTTAGATATTTATCAAGATGTTAACAAAGATTTACCCGAATCCTTGAAAATTACTAGAATGTTAAAGAAAATGAATTCTGGTAAAATCGATGAAGATGAAGATATATCTATAAAAATAATTGATGAAAAAGTTTTGCAATATTATAAAACTTGTGTAAATGACTTCTGGCTAAACGATAATGTATCCTATGAGATACAAAGGGAATGGGAATTAGGATATGATGAATATTCTAATAGGATTGTAATTCCTGTTCGAGATGAAATAGGAAATTTGTGTGGTGTAAAAGGCAGATTATTCAAAAAAGAATTAGATGACGGTGAACAAAAATATCTTTATATAGAGCCTTGCCCTCGAAATAAAATATTATATGGACTATATAAAACATACCCTTACATAAAAGAGCAAGGATGTGTTATAGTAAATGAAGCAGAGAAAGCCTGTCATCAATTGTGGAGTTATGGATATAGAAATTGTGTGTCTACAGGTGGCGAAAGAATTTCTAAAACACAAATTGATAAGTTATCTCGCTTGGCTGTACCTATCTGGTTTGCATTTGATCAGGATGTATCGGAAGAAAAGATTAGGCATATCGCAGATCAATTTATTGACGGTATAGAAATTTGGACAATTTTTGATAAAAATAATTTGCTGAAAGAAAAAGAGGCTCCGGCTGATCGAAAAGAAATTTTCGAAGAATTGATAAAGAATAATTTATATAGGATAAAATAAAAATGAAAAAAATTATTTCTAATATGTTCATGAAACTTTCAGATTTTTTTATAGATGCCGCTCGATGGGCAGAAAATGACCTTTCAACATTTTTAGAATATAAACCAGCGAGACTTTTTTATAGGCTTTCTAAAAAAGTTTATTCTAAAAATTTTTGTAAACATTGTGGTCATTATTTGGAATTATGTTATAACGGTAGCGATCTTGAAAAACATATGTTTTGTTGTAATTGTTGTCATGTACCGGATTAAGGAATAAAAATAATGTGGTCTTACTATGGAAGTAAATCAAAAATTATAAATTGCTATCCGCCTCCAAAGCATGATATGATCATTGAGCCATTTGCGGGAAGTGCAAGATATTCCTTAAAGTATTGGAATAACGTTGTTATTTTAGTAGAAAAATATGATTTAATTGTAAAACTTTGGAAATGGTTGCAGCAAGCACAAAAAGAAGATATTCTTAAATTACCTAAAATGCAAAAAGGCGATTGTGTAGATGATTATAATTTTGATTGTCAAGAAGCAAAATGGTTAATGGGATTTTTAATTAATCAAGGTTCTGCAATGCCTAAAAAAACAGTTTCCAAAACTGGTAATTTTGGAGTATCAGAACGAGAAATTTTAAGAATATCTAATGACGTTGAAAAAATTCGAAAATGGGATATTTTCTGTGCTGATTATAGACAAATTCCAAATTGTGAAGCCACTTGGTTTATTGATCCTCCTTATCAATTCGGAGGACAATATTATCGTCTTGGAAATAAAAATATAAACTACAAAGAATTAGCAGAATGGTGTATGTCTCGTAAAGGACAAGTAATTGTATGTGAAAATACGAAAGCTACCTGGATGGATTTCAAGCCATTAAAAGAAATGCAAGGGAGTATTCATCGTACAACTGAGGCAATTTGGTATAAAAATAATTAATTTATAAGAAAGTAAAAAGGGTATTATTATGGCAATAGAAACAATAGAAAATGATAACTCAAATAATAATCCAGATAATAATTTATACGATTTTACATTAGATGGCGATTGGAACGATAACGATAAATCAATTATACAAGAAGCTATTTACGATATTGCTATTGCTTTTGCTCAAATAACTACTTTAACACCTGTCACTATCTATAATAGCGTATTTGGAAATTTAACATTTAAACTTAGTGGCAGTTTAAAATATTATGGGTTTGTTGAAGATAAAAATTTTATCTCTTTTAAACCAAATAAAATAACAAAATATATAGTAGTACATGAAATGGGACACTTATTTTATCTCCGTATTCCACAACCCATTGAAATATTAAGTAAAACAGGCATTTATTCACCGTCTAACAAATTCTTAACTGGTTTACATCCCTACGGATATTATTATCGTAATAATGGTAAATCCGCCCCAAAAAACGGTTATGTTTCCGATTGGTATATAGATGGCTATCAGCTTCATCCCGTAACTTTACCAGATGGAAACAATGTAGATGAAGATTGGGCTGACTTATTTCGAAATTGGGTATATAATTCATTTGTAGAAAACGAAGCTGGAATTACTTTATATAATTGGGTAAATGATCATATGACGTTGTGGTTGAATGAATATTCAGAATTAAAAGACGCAGAATAAAAGGAGAGTTTTATTATAATGAACAATAAAGATTCAATTAAAATTCAATATTCTTTTGAGCCTTACTTCAGATGGTATGATCTTTGGGTTGGTATCTACATTAATATTCCCAAAGACAAACTTAAACTTGCACCTTCTGGATGGGAAATTTATGTTGGATTATTCCCGATGTTTGGAATAAAAATAACAAAGCATGTAATTTATTTCGAAGGAAGAAAGACATTATAAAAAATGAGTACAGCTATAAAACAAAAACAACGTTCAAATTGGGTAACATATTTTATAGTCAACGGCGACCGCATGATTGGATGTGTCTATGAAAGTGATAAATATGGAAGGTCACTCGTTTTTAATACTGAGAATATTAATTTAAATGAAAGAATCGAAATATTTGACAAATTAGGAAAAACATTAGAAGACGTAGATTTAATTGAATATTTTCAATCTATGATTCCAAGAGATTAATAAAACAGGAATTTTATAATGTGCGATTTCAGATCAACGAGAGAAATTCTACAATCAAATATTCAGTACAACATTGATACTTTTAAAAATTTTGAGGAATTTTGGAACAGCATATCAAATAAAAGTAAAGAAATGTATATCAACTACAAAGTTGAAGAAATAGAATTTATGAAAGATGCAGTATTGAAAGGTTTTTATACAACTTATTAAACAATAAAATGAGGAATTTATAAAATGGATGAAGAAAATGAATATGAACACGATGAATTATCCTATTTAGAAGGATACAGAGCAGCATGGCTTGAATTATTGCAAAAATGTCTTTCGCATCTTGATTATGGTGATCTAGAAAATAAGTTTGGATGGATTATCGAGAGAGAAGAAATTGTTACTCAACTTAGATCATTATGCAAAGAATATGGTGATAATAATTGGAATGAAAAAGATTATTTACCAGATATTATTAAAAATCATTTGAGCAATTATTTATATGAAATGGACATAAAATAGAACTTTTATAGGAGAAAGCAAAATGATAATCAAAGAAACCATAGTACAAAAAACTGAAAGAACAAAATATGTTATTTGTGATAAATGTGGTAAAAAATATTCATCAGATGTTCAGGCCGATGATTGGTGTTTTGAGGCACAAGAGTTTCACCACATTAGTTTTACTGGCGGGTTTGGTTCTGTATTTGGTGATATGATTAGTGTTGAATGTGATCTTTGCCAACATTGTTTAAAAGAAATGATTGGTAGCTTTTGTCGAATGAAAGATGAAAGTGGCTACGATTTGTTGTTTACAGAATAACCAATAAATAAAAACTAAGACCGAAATAGATATTTGTAAAACATAATAATAGTTAATAAAAGAAAGGTTTTATAAATAAAAATGACAAAACAATCTATTACAATAGATGATGCGATTAATTTTCTGAATGAATTGATTGCTCTTGATAAAGACGCTATGACTAAATTGGTAACTCAAAGAGTTATATGCAATGAAGATATGGCGTTTCACCCCACTGTGCAAGTAGGAATAAATGAAAATAGAGAATATATTGTAGGAATGGCGGGAATATTAAATGGACTCTTTGGAATAAATACAAACAAATATGGATATATTACTTTTGTTTTTGAAGATGATGGAAAATTAAGTCACGCAAGAAAAACTTATGGAGCGTCAACTTGAACTACAAACTAATCAATAAAGTACCAGAAGATAAAAAAAACATTTTATCAATTGCCGAACAAATTTTATATAATCGAGGAATTGAGAATCCTGATCTATATATGAGTTTGACAGATAAAAATTTATATCCGTATAATTTATTAGATAATATAGATGATGCAGTAAAGGTTTTACTACGTCATATCGAAGAAGAAAACACAATCGGAATAATTAGTGATTCTGATGCCGATGGCTATTGTTCTGCCAGTATTCTATTTCAATATTTATCTGAAATTTATGATGTGAATAAGATTCTTTATTTTATTCATACTAAAAAGCAACATGGTATCAGTTATGATATTCAAATTCCTAGTAATGTAAAGTTACTTTTTGTTCCTGATGCTGGATCAAACGATGCAGATGAAGCTAAAGCATTGAAAGAAAAAGGAGTTGACATAATTTGTTTGGATCATCATGAAAAAAGTAAAGAAAATCCTTATGCTATTATTATTAATCCCAAGTGGTGCGAGTATCCAAATAAAGAACTTTCAGGAACCGGAGTTGTCTGGAAATTTCTGCAAGCTATCGATGATGAATTATGGGAAAACAGGTCAGATAAATATTTAGACATTGTTGCATTGTCCATTATTGGAGATGGGATGGACATTAGAGAATTCGAGAACAAACGCATTATCGATAAAGGTTTATCTAATATCAAAAATAAATTTCTTAATGCTCTTATAGAGAAACAATCTTATAGTATCAGCGGTATTGTAAATATTATCAATGTTCAATTTTATATTATTCCTTTAATCAATGGACTAATTAGAAATTCTACATTTGAAGAAAAAGAATTAATGTTCAAAGCTTTTTGCCAAATGGATGAAGAATTTGATTATATGAAAAGGGGAGAAACCGAACCAGTTAAAGAAAATATTTATGCAAGAGTAGCCCGATTATGCGTAAATAACAAAGCTAAACAAGATAGAATTATTAATAAATCCATTGAAGAAATTATAAAAGATATTGAAAAATATAAATGGGACGATAATAAAGTATTATTTGTAAAATTTGACGATATTGAAAGTAGTTACGTGGGCCTAACCGCTATGAAATTAGCGTCTCTTTACTCTAAGCCTTGCATCTTATTCAGAGAAACCAATTGGAAACCAGGATTCTACAATGGAAGTGGTAGAAATATTGATAATTCTCCGATTGAAAACCTAAGAGATTTTGTATTAAATACCGATCTTTTCACAATGGCCCAAGGTCATGCATCGGCATTTGGCTGTGAATTCGAAAAAGAAAATATACGAGAAATTATTAGTGTTACCAATGAAATTCTTAAAGACATCATTTATGAAAAGATATATTCCATCGATTTTGTTTTTGATGAAGATGAATTATCGTCAGAATTAATAAGAGAATTCGATAAATTAAAAACTTATTGGGGAACTAAAATAAATGAAAGTCTAGTACTAATCAAAAATATTCATCTAAATACAGCCGATATTAAATTAGTAGGCAAAGAATTAGATACTTGGAAATATACTATAAATGACGAGATTGAAATTATTAAATTCAAATGTTCTTCCGATGATGAAATTATTCAGTTACATCAAAAAGATTGGGGTGGAGTAGATGTTATCGTAGATGCAATTGGAAAGTTAAGTATTTCTGGTTTTAATGGTATAATGACTCCGCAATTCAACATTATAGAGTATGAAATTAAAAAATAAATCATAATATGAATATTGAAAAAACTAGTGGAATTTATTGTATTGAAAATATTTTAAATAATAAAAAATATATAGGACAGGCACAAAATTGTCATAAACGAATTAAAGCGCATATTTACAATTTAAAAAATAATAAAGAAACTTGTATTTATTTACAAAGAGCGTGGAATAAATATGGCATTGCAAATTTTATTTTTTATATAATAGAAAAATGCAGTATTCAAGAATTGAACAATAAAGAAATTTATTACATCAAAGAACTTCAGTCACATATTTCAAGTCATGGATACAATATCTCTTGGGGCGGAGATGCACCCATGAGAAACAGAAAACACTCAGAAGAAACAATTAAGAAATTTAAAGAAGAAAGAAGGGGTGAAAAAAATCATAATTATGGTAAAGCAATGTCCCAAGAACAAAAAAATAAATTGTCTGAGGACAGAATAGGTGAAAAACATTGGAGCTACGGAAAAAAACATAAACCTGAAACCATTGAAAAAATGAAAAAAAATAATAAAAAAACTGCTCTTGGTAAAAAATGGACAGATGAAAAAAAGAAAAAAAGAAGCAATGAATATTTTGGTAAAAACAAATTAACAAAAAAATCTACAAAATATCGAGGAGTAACGTTTCATAAAATGTCACAAAAATGGAGAGCGAGAAGTAGTAAAAACGGCAAAGAAATATATTTGGGATTATATATCATAGATATTGATGCGGCAAAAGCATATGATAAATATATTTGGAATGAATTTAAAAATAAAGAATTATTAAATTTTCCAGAAGATATAGAATAAAATAAAATGAATTATATAAACTACCACTCCCATTCATCATATTCTAATATTTCTACTCCCGATTCAACCATTTCTAATCAAGAAAGAGCCAATAGAACAATTGAATTAAATATACCTGTATTATCAGGAATCGAACATGGATGGTGTGGCAGATTTATAGAAATCATTGAGTTAGCAAAACAAAATAACTTAAAATCACTTTTGGGTACAGAGGCTTATTTTGTAAAAAATCGTTTAGAAAAAGATTCTACGAATGCACACATTATTTTATTGGCAAGAAATGAAAATGGTAGAAAATCAATCAATAGAATTTTGAGTGAAGCTAATATTACAGGTTTCTATTATAAACCACGCATTGATTTTGATTTACTTTTTTCTTTACCTCAAAATGACGTATGGATTACTACTGCTTGCATTGGCGGAATCTGGAAATATAAGGACGAATATGAGAGTATTCTTCTTCATTTAAATAGTTACTTTAAAGAGAATTTCTTTTTAGAAGTTCAATATCACAACGCTCCAAGACAAATAGAAATCAATAAGAAAATTCTAGAATTATCTAAAAAATATAATATCGGTATTGTTGCTGGTATGGATAGTCATATGATTTCTTCCGATCAATCAAAAGAAAGAGATGATTATTTGCTATCAAGAGGCATTAAATATCCAGATGAAGAAAATTGGTATTTGGATTTTCCATCTTATGAAACAGCATTCGAACGATTTAAAAAACAGGGCGCATTAAATAAAAGTCAAATAGCTGATGCATTAAATAACACGAATATTTTTGAAACCGTTGAAGAATATAATTCAATTATTTTTGATAAGAACAACATTAAGTTGCCCACGTTGTATGTGAAAGAATCTCAATTACAGAAAGATGAAAAACTATCTAATTTAATTTGGAAACAATGGGAACAAGAAAAAATCAATGTTCCTAAAAATAAGTGGGCTTTATATGAAAAAGAGATTCAAAAAGAATTAG